CTGCCGTACAAGATCGACAAGAGCGAAGAAGTCAGCCTCGACATGGACGTGGCGGCCAAATACATCGCCGTGTGCGCCGGTATTCCACCGTCGTCGGTCAACCAGCTCGATCTGGCTGACCTCAACGCGCTGAGCTGGGCCGTTGCGAGTTTTTTCATGAGTGCGGCGTCGGAGCCATCACCGACCTGATCGCAGTCGCCTATGACCTGGCCTGGTTCTGGAAGGTTGACCCCGAACAGATGATGGCCAGGCCACTGGATGTGCTCCGCGAATCGCTGGAGCACGCGCAACGGATCAATGCGATGCAGCAGGTGCAGTGATGGCGAATACAAATTTGAGCCTGATCCCGCAGAACTTTCCCGTCACGGTCAACATGCTCGTGGTGCTCAAGGGCGCCGAGAAGATGGAGACCGAGATGAAGGGGCTGCGCGGCAAGGTCGCAGCATTCAAGAAAAGCATGGAAGACAGCGGCCTCGAGCCGCTGGACGTGGCCGGCTTCATTGCCGAAGGTGGTCTGCTCAAGCCGTTTCAGGACGGCATCAAAAAGGCCATCGAAGCGCAGGATGCGCTGGCGAAGAAAGCCAGGGCTCTCAAGGGTCTTAAGGTGCCGAAGGTAGTGCAGGGGGAAACCTCGGCCAACCTGGCAAAATTCAACGAGGCACTGGACAAGATCTCGCTGAATATCGGTCAGGCGCTGCTGCCGGCGGTCAACAGTATCGTCACCGCGCTGACGCCGGTGATCACTTCGATTGGTCAGTTCGTCGCGAACAATCCTTATCTGGTCGAAGGGCTGGCGGCCGCTGCCGTGGCGTTCACGGTGGTGACGGTCGGAGCGATGGGGCTGGTCGGTGTGCTGGGGATTCTGGCATCGCCGATCGGTTTGATTGCTGCGGGTATTGCGGCAGCTGTGGCCGTGATCGTGATCGGCGCACGGTTGATCACCAATAACTGGGCGTCGATTTCCGGATTCTTCGGTGGGATGTGGGACTACGTCTCGACGAAATTCAAGGCTGGAGTTGCGGCGACCACACAGGCAATCGACTCGATGGGCGCATCGATCAGCAAAACATGGGGAGAAATCCGCGCGGACTTTTTTGCCGGGGTCGACAGCGTCGTCAACGTCTACAACGGCTTGGCTGCGAAGGCGCAAGTGGGCATCGACAAGCTCGCGGCGGCCTTCGACTTCTCGCCGAGTGAGGTGTGGAACAAGGCACTGGCGAAAGCCAGCAGCGTCGTCATTGATTTCTTCGCCAGCACGATGGCGGATGCGCAAGCGGGGATCGACAAGCTCAAGGCGAAGTTCGATTTCTCACCGCGTGAGGTGTGGAACAAGGCACTGGCGAAAGCCAGCAGTGTTGTCAGTGATTTCTTTGCCAGCACGATGGCGGATGCGCAAGCGGGGATCGGCAAGCTCAAGGCGAAGTTCGATTTCTCACCGCGTGAGGTGTGGAACAAGGCACTGGCGAAAGCCAGCAGTGTTGTCAGTGATTTCTTTGCCAGCACGATGGCGGATGCGCAAGCAGGTATCGACAAGCTCAAGGCGAAGTTCGATTTTTCGCCGAGTGAGGTGATGAGCAAGGCACTGGCAACCGCGAGCAGTGTCGTCAGTGATTTCTTCACTGGCGTACAGGCTAAAGCGTCTGCCGGTGTGGAAGCGCTCAAGGCGAAGTTCAGCTGGTCGCCGGTGCAGACGATCACTGGCGCCTGGGGCTCGCTGAACAATCTGTTTGGCGATCTTGTTGCTGGTGTTGCAGGCAACGCAGCGGCGCAGTGGGAACAAGTCAAATCGATCTTCACGCAATCGCCCGTGGCGATGATTGAATCTGCGTGGCAACCCGTGGCCGGAGTTTTCTCGGCGCTGTGGGATGTCCTGCGGGCTTCGATGGCCGCGCTGCAGGACAACCTGCGCAGCGTGTTCGACGTGTTGCCGGTGGAATCGGCAACGGCGGCCTGGAACGGCGTAACGGGATACTTTTCCGGCTTGTGGGCATCGTTGACCACGGATGCACAAGCGGTAAAAGGCGTGTTTGGCGATCTGTTCAGCCAGTCGCCGCTGGAGTCGATCCAGCAGAAATGGCAGCCGGTGCTGACTTGGTTCGGTGAGATGTGGACCAAGCTTCAAGGCATCTTCGGGCAGGTAAAAGAACTGCTCGGCGGCAACTTCTCCGGCGTCTTCGCGACCCTCACGGGCACCAGCGCAGCGGCACCTGCGGGTGGCGCGGCACTGAGCAGCACGTTGCCACAAACCTCCAGCGCGCTGATCCAGCAAAGCGCCGCCAACAACCGTACGCAACTCGAAGGCGGCCTCACGGTGAGCTTCGTCAATGCTCCGCCCGGGATGCGCACCGATCAACCGCAAAGCAATCAACCGGGCCTGGCGCTGTCATCGCGCATCGGCTATCGCTCGCTGTCGGCAGGAGGTTCCAATGAACTGGCGTGACCGTTTGTTGCCGGCATCGTTTCGCGGTGTCGGGTTCTGGATCGATCAGGCGAAAACCCCGGTCGGTCGCAAAGGTCAGTTGCATGAATATCCGCAACGCGACCTGCCGTATTTCGAGGATCTTGGCCAGCAGGCCAAGACCCACGACCTGACGGCCTTCATCATCGGCGCCGATTGCCTGGAGCAGCGCGACAAGCTGCTCAAGGCGTTGGAGCAGGGCAGTGGCGAGCTGGTGCACCCTTGGTTGGGACGCCTGCAAGTCAAGGTCGGCGAATGCGACATGACCCACACCCGCCAGGACGGCGGGCTGGTGACCTTCAGTCTGAAGTTCTACCCCGACCGGCCGTTGCCGTTTCCGACCGCCACTGTCAGTACGCAAAAAGTCCTGTTGGCCAAGGCTGACACGCTGCTGGGTTCGGCGGTGGCGCGCTTCGAACAGGCAATGACCCTGATCAAGGCTGCGCGGATCGGCATCGCCAATCTGCGCAACAGCCTGACTGGCGTTTATGAGGTGATCAAAGAGCAACTCAAACCGCTGATCGAGCAATACCGACAGATCACCGAACTGGTCAAAGCCGTGAAGGAATTGCCCAAGGAAGTCGCCGCGGAGTTTAAGGGCTTGCTCGGCGATATCAAGGAGCTGAAGGCGTTCGCGAAGGAGGGCTACCGTGGCGTGATTGCCGACGTATCCCAACAACTCGAAGCCATTCGCAAGGCTGATGCACCGAAGATCACCACCGGCAAGGACACCAATGCGGCGGCGCAAGCCATGGCCGATCTGGTGCAGGACACGATGCTGGTCAAAGTGGCGCAGTGGGTGGCGTCGATGCCGGTGGCGACAACGCCGGTGAAGCTGCAATCGACACCCACCGTAGGGCAGCAGGCGACAAGCCCGGTGACCCGTCAGGAAGTCCCGGTCAGTGACGACATGCAGGCATTGCGTGACGCTGTGGCGGTGGCGATCAATCCGATGCTGGACAAGGCCGACCCTGCACACTTCCAGGCGATCAGCGACGTGAAAGAAGCGTTGATTGCGCACCTCAAGGCGGTGGCGTCGTCCGGTGTGCGACAGGTCAGCAAATCGTTCCAGGAAAGTTTTCCGGCACTGGTGGTGGCCTACAAGCAATTTGGCGATGCGACGCGGGTGAACGAAGTGACTCAACGCAATGGCATCACCCATCCGGGGTTTTCGCCCAACGATGTGAAAGTGTCGGGAGAGTGAGCCATGAGCGAGATGGATAACCGCGTCACGCTGACCGTCAACAACATGGAATACGGCGGCTGGAAAAGCGTGGAAATCACTGCTGATCTGGAGCGCCAGTTCCGCACTTTCAAGCTCGATATCACCTGGCAATGGCCGGGGCAGACGGTGGATCAGCGGATCAAGCCGGGTGACCCCTGCGAAGTGAAAATCGGCCAGGACCTGGTGCTCACCGGCTACGTGTTCAAAGCCCCGATCAGCTATGACGGACGTCAGATCAGCCTGAGCATCGAAGGCAGTTCCAAGACTCAGGATCTGGTCGATTGCGCGGCCACCAACCGGCCCAATCAATGGCAGGACCAACCGTTGCTGAGCATCGTTCAGGCACTGGCCATGGACTACTCGCTGATGGTGGTCAATGAAATTCCCGAGACCGCGCGGCTCGCCAAGCACACCATCGTGCCGGGCGAAACGGTGTTCCAGTCGATCGACCGGTTGCTCTCGCTGTTCCGGGTGTTTTCCACCGATGACGCGCAGGGCCGGCTGGTATTGGCCAAACCCGGCAGCGGTGGTCGGGCCAGTGATGCGTTGGAGCTGGGCAAGAACATTCTGTCGGCCAACGCGCCGATGGATCAGAGCCAGGTGTTCTCCGAATACCGGGTGATCGGCCAGCAGAAAGGTTCGGACAAGAAGAGCGGGGCGGCGGTCAGCGAGGTTGAGTCCAGCGCGGCCGACCTGAGCTTCAAACGTCGACGCACCACCATCATCAACGAGGGCACTGCGCTGACGTTCGAACTGGCCCAGCAGCGCGCCCAGTGGGAAAGCGTCACCCGCATGGGCCGGGCGCAGACCACCACCTATCAGGTGCAGGGCTGGCGTCAGTCCAACGGCGATCTGTGGCGGCACAACACGCTGGTCAAAGTCACGGATCCGGTGCTTGGGTTTGATGGCGACATGCTGATCTCCAAGGTCACTTATTCGCTGTCGGCACAAGGCTCGGTGACCACGCTGCAAGTGGCGCCGCCGCATACCTTCGATCCAGATCCAACACCCCCGAAAAAAACCTGAGCCTGACTCCGAACCCACATTTTGTCCGTGTCGGGGCTGCTCCTTGAGGACAAATCATGAGCCTACTGACACGCCTGCTGGCGCGCGGCACTGTCGTGCTCGCCAACTCGGCATCCAAGCTGCAATCGCTGCAAATGCGCCTCACCGCCGGCGAGGTGAACGACGACATGGAGCATTTCGAACCCTACGGTTTCACCAGCAATCCGCTGGCCGGCGCCGAAGGCATCGTCACGTTTCTCGGTGGCGATCGCTCCCACGCCATCGCCCTGGTAGTCGCCGACCGCCGCTATCGCTTGCAGTCGCTGGCCGCCGGTGAAGTGGCGATCTACACCGACGAGGGCGACAAGATTCACTTCAAGCGCGGGCGGATCATCGATATCGAAACCGCCACGCTGAACATCCGCGCCAGCAGCGCGGTGAACTTCGATACGCCGGTGATCAACCAGACCGGCAAGATCGTTTCCACCGGCGATCAGCTGGCCGGCGGCATCAGCCAGATCAAACACGTGCACGTCGGCGTACAAGCCGGTAGCGGCCAGACCGGCGCGCCGGCAGGAGGCAAGTGATGCTGATCAGCCCGAATCTCCACGCGGCACTGACCCGCTCCGTACTGATCAGCCTGTTCACCTGGCGCCGCGCCGCTGACGACGACGCCCTCGACGACGAGGAGCGCTTCGGCTGGTGGGGCGACACGTTTCCCACCGTTGCCGACGACCGCATCGGCTCGCGGCTGTGGCTGCTGCGCCGGGTCAAGCTGACCCGACAGACCCAGATGGACGCCGAGTTCTATGCCCGCGAAGCCCTGCAATGGCTGATCGACGACGGCCACTGCAGCGCCATCGACATCATC